GAGGATGAGTTTGCAAGAGCATTAGCAGAAGATGGTTCTGCATCTAGCACACACATTACTCCTAAAGCATACTACCCGGGAGCATAATGGCAAAGTACGCAACAGGTAAATACGCAAGAGCAATATCAGATAGATCTGGTATGGAGTTTCCATATAAAGAAATGGTAAGAGAGTGGAATGGTGCATTTGTACACGTATCAGAGTTTGAACCAAAGCAACCACAATTAGAACCAAAACCAATGAATGGTGATTCCATATCTTTAAGACACGTTAGACCAGATAGAATAGAGCCTGCAGTTGCAGCTATGTTAGGAAATAATCCTTTTTCTACAACAGCATCATCAGCGACAGTAACTGTAACAGAAAATAATCATGGAAGAACTTCAGGTGATACTGTAAGATTTAGAAATGTACAAGGAAGTCCAGGAGGAGTGCCTTTTTCTACCTATGAAAATTCTTCAGGATTTAGTATAACAGTTACAACAACAGACAAATATACTTTTAATTTAGGCACAAATGCAAGTATAACAGAAGATAAAGGAGGCCCAACTGTGTCCGCAGGACCAGTTACAATAACACCATGATTAAAAAAATAAAAAATTTTATTTGTAAATTATTTGGTATTAAACAATGTGGATGTCCAGAGGAGATAGATCCACATGAAGAATTAATGTTACATGTTCCAGAACCAGATGTTCCTGTTTATGAAGATGAAAATGCTGTTAAGAAAGAACATTGTGATAGTCATTTAAGATTTAGAAAAAGCTGTAAAGCTTGTCAGGAGATAGTAGCGTAATGGCAGGATTAAGTTATTCAGGTTTAGTTACACAAATTAGAAACTACACAGAAGTAGATTCAAATGTTTTATCTTCAGATCAATTAGAAAATATTATTTTAAATGCTCAATATAGAATTATGAGAGATGTGCCTATTGATGCAGATCGATTACAAAAAGTAGGTAATTTTGTAGCTGGACAAGAAAGTATTAATGTTCCAGGTGGAGCTTTATTTGTAAGAGGAGTTCAAGTTTACGACACTGCAGGTTCAGAAATTACAGGGGCTAATAGATGGTTAGAGAAAAAAGACTATACATACTTACAAGAATATCAAGATGTTACAGGCACGTCCGCAGCTCAAGGTAAACCTAAATATTATGCTATGTATGGTGGAGCAACAGGAGATGGCGATACTAACTCTGGACGTATTATTGTGGCTCCAGTCCCAAATACTACTTACAGATTTAGAATACATTATAATAAAATGCCAGATACTTTAGCTTCAGATAATACAAGTAATTATATCAGTCTTAATTTTCCAAACGGTCTATTATATTGTTGTCTTTCAGAGACATATGCCTTTTTAAAAGGTCCGATAGATATGTTGACTTTATATGAAAATAAATATAAAGAAGAAGTACAGAAGTTTGCTAATGAGCAAGTTGGTAGAAGACGAAGAGATGACTATACTGATGGCACTGTTCGTATCCCAGTAAACTCAGCAAACCCGTAGGAGATTAAATTATGGCAATAACATCTGCAATATGCACAAGTTTTAAAGTAGAACTTTTAAAAGGGGTTCACGATTTTACTGCAACAACTGGAGATACGTTTAAAATAGCTTTATATACTAGTTCAGCAACTTTAGGAGCTTCTACAACAGCGTATACAACATCAAATGAAATTACTAACTCATCTGGAACAGCGTACACAGCTGCTGGAGCAACTCTTACAAGTGTAACTCCAACTAGTTCTGGAACAACTGCACTTTGTGATTTTGCAGACGTAAGTTATACATCTGCTAGTTTTACTGCAAATGGTGCTTTAATTTATAATGATACTGAATCTGGAGATCCGGCTGTTTGTGCAATAGCTTTTGGTGCAGATAAAACTGTTACCAGTGGTACCTTTACAATTCAATTTCCAACAGCAGACGCAACTAACGCAATCATACGATTAGCATAAGGAGGAATTCCTTATGGCATCAACCTGGGGTACAAATACTTGGGGCGCCAATACATGGCAGTCTGATGAAATAGTTGTATCTATTACTTCACCTGGAACAATATCAGCATTAGGAACACCACAATCATTTAACGTTGAAGGTTGGGGTAGACAACAATGGAGTAACTCAGGATGGGGAGTTGAGTATTCTGTAGAACCATCTGGTGTATCTATAACTTCTTCACAAGGAACAGCTGAAGGCGCACCAACAACAGTGGCAGAATTAACAGGAATAAGTTCTAATGTTAATGCAACATTTCCAACTGTTGATCTTGAAACACCAGTAACGTTATCAGGTTTTGGAATTACATCTTCTTTAGGAAGTGTAGTTTCAGCAAACGAAGAAGGTTGGGGTAGAGCAGAATGGGGCAATGGTGCATGGGGTGTGCAATATTCTGTCGAGCCATCAGGTTTAGAAATAACTTCTTCTGTTGGAAGTCTTACAACTGCTAACGTAGTAGACATAAATGGTTTAGAAATAACTTCTTCAGTTGGAGAAATATCTCCAGCAGATGTAATAGGAATAACAGGTCAATCAATAACTTCTGCTATAGGTGATCTTTCTAATTCTGGAACTCTTGTTGGTTGGGGTAGAAATGGTTGGGGTGAGGAGCCTTGGGACGCTTCAGTAAATTCACTTGTTCAAATAACAGGTGTTCAAGCAGAGGCAAGTGTTGGTTCTATTACACCAGCAGATGTTATGGGATTAACAGGAGTTTCTGCAACAGGAAATGTAGGATCTATTATACCAGCAGATGTTATGGGATTAACTGGTGTTGAGTCTTCTCTTGATGTTGGAACTTTATCTATTTTAGAAGGAATTACTTTAAGTGGTCAATCATCAACAGCTAGTGTTGGTTCTGTTACGGTAGCTGATCAAGTAGTCGGTTTAACGGGACAATCAGCAACTGTAAGTGTAGGTGATCCTACAATAACATCAAATCCAGTTATAATACCTACAGGTCTTTCTTCAACTGTTTCAGTAGGTTCTATAACACCAGCTGATGTCATAGGATTAACTGGGGTATCTGCTACAGCATCGGTTGGAGCTACGACAGTTGCAGATTTAGTTTTAGGTATCACTGGAGTTTCAACAACATTAAGATTAGGATTACCTACTATTATACCAATTTATGGAAATGTTGACACCGGGTCAAATTCATCTTATAGTGCCGTGTCAACAGGATCAAATAGTAGTTTTTCTGATGTAAGCACTGGATCTAATACAACACCAGGTTCAGTTTCAACAGGATCAAATAGCACTATTTCTGATGTTGCAACTGGATCAAATACAAGTTATAGTGACGCTGCATAGGAGATAAAAAATTATGGCTTCAACATACACGCCTCTTGGTATAGAGAAACAAGCAACTGGTGAAAACGCAGGAACTTGGGGAACAAAAACAAATACTAATTTAGAAATAGTAGAACAAGCTATTGGAGGCACTGCTTCACAGGCTGTTTCTGATTCAGGAGATACAACTCTTTCAGTTACTGATGGTGGAACAGGTGCAACTCTTGCACATAGAGTTATAGAATTTACTGGATCCTTAACTGCATCCAGAAATGTAACAATACCTTTAGATGTTCAACAACTTTATCTTTTAAAAAATGGAACTTCTGGTTCACAAAATGTTGTGTTTAAATATGTCAGTGGAACAGGAACTTCTGCTACAGTTGCAAATGGTAAAACAATATTAGCATATGCAAAAGCTGATGATGCTTCAGATCCAAATATAGTTTCTGTTGAGTTTGGTGGAGATGTTGTAGATGATACAACACCACAATTAGGTGGTAATTTAGATACTAATTCTTTTATGATTGATTTTGATGATGATCATGGAATTAGAGATGAAAACGGAAATGAACAATTACAATTTCAAACAACAGCTTCTGCAGTTAACCATTTTGATATAACAAACGCTGCAACTGGTAATAGTCCTACTATTTCAGCAGTTGGAGGCGATTCTAATATTGATCTTACTTTAGTGCCAAAAGGAACAGGAGTTGGTAAATTAACTAATGCTAATGGCACTAGTTCAACACAAAAAATAACAACAGATGGAAAAGGTATTGTCTTATCCATGGTTTTCGGGTATTAATATAAAAGGAGAATAAAATATGGCAACACCGAATCTTGTAAACATAGCAACAATCACACCTAAGAATGCTATGGGTAGTTTATCTGACACAAACAGAACTACTATGATTGATGTCCCTGCAGATACTGCAGTTAGAATTGATACAATATTATTAGCTAACATTGATGGAACTAACGCTGTTGATGCAACAGTAGAAGTTAGTAACGACAATGGTTCAACATACTATAAAATAGCAAGCACAATTTCAGTGCCTGCAGATTCAACATTAGATTTAATTTCAAGACCTATCTACTTAGACGAAACTGACTTAATTGCTGTAACAGCAGGTGCCGCTAATGACTTAGCGTTTCATGTTTCTTATGTAGAAATGGTAGACTAGGAGAATAAATGCCAAGAATAATCAAACCAGCAAAAGGAAGTTTTACAGTTTCTAGCATAACTGTTGATAGTAGTGGAAGAGTTGTTGCTGCTTCATCAGGAGTAGCGGGTGGAAACAACATGGTTTTAAAAGATACAGCGACAGGTCCTGCTTCCGGAACTTTTACAGCAAATTCTAGCGCAACTAAAATCGTTGCTTATGTTGGAGCTGGAGGTGGAAATGGTGGCAGTGGAGATTCTGATAATAATGGAGTTGCTGGCGGTGCCGGTGGTCAAGGAGGATTTGGAGTTTTTTCTTACCCTATCACAGCACCTTACTCAGTGCCTTTTAGTGTTGGAGCGGCTGGTGGAGCTACTTCAATTGGAAGCCCAGTTGATGCTTCAGCAACTGCAGGTGGTGCTGGATCACCAAGAAATGCAGGAGGAAATGCTGGACAAGCTGGTAATGCAGGAGCAGCACCAGGAGCAAAAGTATCATATAGCGCCCCTACTGTGACTGCACCAATGAGCACTTTTATGAGTTTTAATTTTAGCGATAGTAATTTTGTTTTAGGAGGAAATGGAGGACCATTAGGTGGTCCTGGTGCCGCTCCTCCTGGTAAACCAGGTTTTTTACAAATATACGAGGATTTAGGATCATAATAAATGGCTTTTGTAATATTAAGTAATGGGCAATTTTATAGAGTAGCAAAAACTCAATCTGATGTAGATGATATCAATATACCAGAACAAGCTAAAACAGTTGTTGATATTTCTGATGATGATTTTAATTCATTTGTAACATATCAAAAAGAAATTTTTGTTAATGATGGAAATGTTACTTTTTCAGATTTTCCTGAAACACATCTACAACATGCAAATGAAGAATTTTTAAAAGAACATTTTAATGAGTTTAAAGACTTAGCTAATTTATATATTGAAAAAAATTCAGACAGACAATTAGCTATTGCAATAAAAAACTATGTAACTTATCTTGATACTGTAGATACAAGTTCTTTAAGTTATCCAATAAAATGGGAAAAATATTGTTCTGAAAATTCCATTGTTTTTTTTAATAAATATCAAATAGGCTAATTTCCTTGACACATATTAGGGTATGTAATATATAATATACATCCTATGTTTGAGAAAGTTATAGAGTTTATTGCACCTAAAGATTACGTAGTTAAAAAACAAGATTTACCTACTCCAATAAAAATTAATGCGCCAGATTGGTTTAAAAAACTTAATCATTCTGAAGAACATCGAACAATTAAAGGATGTATGCCTTTTTTAGATACTTTAACTTTTGGTTATTCTTTGTATGTTCCAGTAGATTTAAAAGTACAACATAATGTTACTGTGAAAGACAGAGAAGGTAAAGAAAAACAAGATAGTCTATTTGGTTGTCCAATAGATAGGTCAGCTTATGATAGTGGTATAAATATTAATTATAATGGACCTGATCAATCAATTCATGGTACACATCAAGTAGAGGGTTCTCCATTTATAAATAAAAATAAAAATTTACCTTTTTATAAAATATTAAATCCTTGGATAATAAAAACACCTCCAGGTTATTCCTGTTTATTTGTGCCACCATTAAATAACGCAGATGATAGATTTAGTATTATTCCAGGAATAGTAGATACAGATTCATTTAATTCTGAAATAAATTTTCCCATTATAATAAACGGAGATAAGTATAACGTTTTAGACACCATCATAAAAAAAGGAACTCCATACGTGCAAATAATACCTTTTAAAAGAGACAATTGGGAGATGAAAATATCTAGTTCAAATATGGCTCGTAATCGTATTTCAAAAGCATTATTTCCTTTGCGCTTTATTCATAATTACAAAACAGACATATGGAAAAAGAAACACTGCAAGTAAATACATACGAAGTAGGTCAATACGCTAGAGTGGTTGATGATTTATTTCCAGAAAAAACCATGGATGTATTTTATAAAATTTGTCAAACATTGGATTTTGAAGACATGGGAGTTGGGGGTAATCAAAAACCTGAGATTAATAAAGAAATAAGAAATACTAAAGGCATTGAATTTACTAGATACAGTAAAAAATTAACTCACGTTCATTGGTGTAATTATTTTTCTACTTTAGTAGCACAAGAAATTTTATATCAATACAAAACAATAGCACCCCATATTCATTTTAAAAAATCAAATATGATTCAAGTTTTAAAATATGAAGAGGGGGGTTTTTACATTCCTCATGTTGATCATTTTCACAGTATACCTAGAACAATGAGTGTAGTAATATTTGTTAATGATAATTTTGAAGGTGGTGATTTTGAAATGTTTTCGCCAGATAACAAAGAGTCACAAAAAATAAAACCAAAAAAAGGTAGAACCATTATGTTTCCTTCAAATTTTTTATACCCTCATAAAGCAAATGTTGTGACAAAGGGCACTAGATACATGATTGTAATTTGGAATTTATAATATGAAGATTAGAGATGATTTTAAATATAAAGTAATAAAAAATTTTTTAACTAAAGCAGAAACTTCTTTATTAAAAGATTACACTCGTTTAACAATTAGACATAATGAACAATATTTTAACTTGGGACAAAGTTCAAGTGTTCCAAATCTTTGTATGTTTTCCGATCCTATTATGGAATCATTAATGTTGCAAAAAAGATTACTTGTTCAAAAACAAACTGGTTTAGAATTATTACCAACTTATACTTATTGGAGAGCTTACACTAAATTTTCTGATTTACCAAAACATAAGGATAGACCCTCTTGCGAAATAAGTGTAACTGTTAACATGGGTTCAGATGGTACTCCTTGGCCTATATTTATGGACAATACTCCACTTAATTTAAATCCAGGTGATGCAGCAGTTTATTTAGGTTGTGAAGTAGAACATTGGAGAGAGGAATTTCAAGGTGATTGGTGTTCACAAGTTTTTATGCATTATGTTGATAAAAATGGTCCTTATAAATCTTTTTTTAAAGATGGAAGAATACATTATGGATTAAAGGAACGATATGAAAACATTTAAATGCGAAATACCTATTTTAAAAGATAAATTTGAAAAACATAATTTTTATAAAGATGAATTATTATCAATTATAAACAATCAAAAAGAACATTCAGAAAACTACAATAATGATAAATTAAAAAAGTGTGATTGGGATGAATCAAAAAATTTTGAAAGACTGTGGGTAAAATTAATTATTGATGATCTTAAAAAACAATTTTTAAAATTTGCAGATTATTTAGGTTTTAAAAAATGTATAATTTACGAACTTTGGAATCAACAATATGACAATCAAGGTGAACATGGATGGCATGTTCATGGACACAATTACACTGGGGTTTATTATTTAAACTTTAGCAAAGATTGTGCTAAAACGAGATTATTAGATCCGTATACTAAAAAATATTTTATGGACATAACAGCTGAGGAAGGAGACATTGTTATATTTCCATCTAGTATAATTCATACTTCACAAGTACAAAAAACAAATTTTTTAAAAACAATAATATCTTTTAATATTTCATTTGATGATATAAAAAAAGATACGTATGAAAGCACAAATAAGGAGGTTAAAATAATTAAATGAAAATTATACAGAATAAGGATGGATCAGGAACTATAGTTTTTAATGAAAAAGAAAAAAAATTAATAGCTAAAAAAGGTGAGTTTTGTTTACCTGCTAAATTTTTAAGAGATTTTTCTAATGTGTTAGTTAAATTAGCTGTCGATATTAATGATAGATTACCAGATGATTTACGAAACAAACAAACTAATCTTAATAAATAATTTTTATGAAAATACTTGGAGTTAATATCTCCCATCATCCCTCTATTTGTGTTTATGAGGGAGGTAAAATAATATCTTTTTATAATGAAGAAAGATTTGTTCTTAGTAAAGGATATAGTTTAGACGAAACAGAAATACTACAATCTATTTTGCAAAAAATTAATTTTAAACCAGATATGGTTTGTTATTCTTCTTATGGAAGAAATTTTAAATATTCTGATACTAGTGATGAAAAAATAATAAAACTTTTACAAGATCAATTAAAAAATCCTCCTTATTTTTTTAATGAAAAAGAACATCATTTATATCATGCAGTAGCAGCATTTTATTTTTCTTCTTTTAAAGAGGCAATAGCCATTATTGTAGATGGAGGAGGTTCATGTAACTTTGAAATTCCTTACCGAGAAATAGAGTCAATTTATTTTATTAATAATAAAAGTATTAACCCCATATATAAACACAGTACATGTTTTAAAACTGACCGATCATTAAATTTTCCAACAAACACATGGAATGTTCAATCTTATAAAAAAGGATTTTTAAATAAATTTTCAAATGAATCTAGAGGAGGAATAGATTTTTTAAATGCTTGTGAAGCAATAGGTTTTCCAGCTAGAGGAATGAATGCAGGAAAAGTTATGGGTCTATCTTCTTATGCATACAGTAAAAAAAAATATGATTTAGATTATTCAAAAGTAGAAATTGCAAAAAATGTTCAAGAAAAAACTTTTAAAGAAACATGTATGTTAATAGATGGTGTAAAAAATAAAAGTAACAATATTGTTTTATCAGGTGGCTATTTTCTTAATTGTTCAAATAATTTTAAATACGTAAAAAAATACCCTAATATAAATTTTTTCGTTGATCCAATTCCACATGATGGTGGAACAGCAATAGGTGCAACAGTGTATTATGATAATTATAGATAATAAAGAAAAAGCAGTTTTAACATTATTAGAACAAAAACCTTTGGTAATTTTTCAAAACGAAAGTGAATGGGGGCCAAGAGCTCTTGGTAATAGATCTATATTGTTTGATCCAAGAAATAAAGATGCAAAAAAAATAGTTAATAAATTTAAAAAACGAGAATGGTGGAGACCTTTAGCAGGAACAATATTATTAGAATATGCTCATGATTATTTTGATTTAGCAACTTTAAAAGAAAGTCCTTATATGTCTTTTGCAGTAGAAGCAAAAGAAAAAGCTATAAAGGAAGTGCCATCGATTGTTCATGTAGATAATACCTGTAGAATACAAACATTAACTAAAAAAGATAATAAAAATTACTATGATTTAATAAAATGTTTTTTTAAAAAAACTAACGTTCCAATGTTATTAAATACATCATTTAATTTAGCAGGATTTCCAATTGTAGAAAACGAAGAGTTTTTAAAGTTTACAGTAGAAAATTCTGAATTTAAATATGTTTACAAACCTAAATCTATAAAAAATGAAGACTTTAATAATAGATAATTTTTTACCTGACCCTAATAGTGTAAGACAGTTTGGATTAGGTTTATCCTATCGAAGAAGAAATAATGATGAATACTGGGAGGGTCAAAGAAGTGAAAAAGTAAGTTTATACGATAAAAACTTAGAGGATAAAATATGTAGAAATATTATTAAAAGTTACTTTAATATAAATAATTTTAATTATAATGCTGATTTATATTTTCATAAAACCATGAAAAACGATTTAAACGATCCACAATGGATTAATGATAAAATACATACTGATAAAGGTATGATCGCTGCCTTAGTATATTTAACACCTGATGCTCCAATAAATTCAGGCACGCAAACATATAAAAATCAAAAACCAGATATTGTCATGGGTAATTGTTTTAATAGATTAGTTTGTTATCCATGCGATGTGCCACACTCAGCGATGACTTATTTTGGTGGTGAAAATAATTGTAGACTAGTGTTGTTATTTTGGTTATTTAATTTAGAAATTTTGAAATAATAATTCTATTCAAAAAGATTTAAATACGTTATAAAGGTCCATTATGCTACAAAAAATAGGTTTTGCGCCCGGAATCAATAAACAAATATCTGCAACAGGGGCTGAAGGTCAATGGGTAGATTGTGATAATGTTAGATTTAGATATGGCACACCTGAAAAAATAGGTGGTTGGAAACAATTAGGAACAGATGATCTTACAGGGGCTGTTAGAGGTCTACATCACTATGTTAATAGTTTAGGTAGAAAATATGCTATTATTGGAACTAATAGAATTTTGTATGCTTTTTCTGGTGGTGTATTCTATGACATACATCCAATTAAATCTACAACAACGCTTACAAGTGCATTTACCACGACTAACGGATCACCAACTGTTACAATAACTTTCTCGGGTTCACATGGAATATTAAAGAATGATATTATTTTATTAGATAATTTTACAACCATAACAGGTTCTAATTTTGGTTCATCTGATTTTGATGATAAAAAATTTATGGTAACATCTGTGCCAACATCATCAACTCTTACAATTACAATGCCATCAAACGAGTCAGGATCTGGTGCAACAACATCAGGTGGTATCCGAGTGCAACATTATTATACTGTGGGACCAGCGGTGCAGGCAAAAGGTTTTGGCTGGGGTTTAGGATCTTGGGGTGGTGAAGATGTTGGAGCAGTAACCACTACTTTAAATGGTGCAATTAATGACTCTGTAACAAGCCTTACACTAACTGATGCTTCTCAGTTTCCAAGTTCAGGAACTAATTTTATTATCATAGGGTCTGAAGAAATTTCTTATACTGGTGTTAGTGGTAACACTCTTACAGGTTTAACAAGAGGAGTTGCAGGAACCACGGCAGCATCTCATAGTGATGGAGCTACTGTTACAAACTCAACTGATTTTATTGCATGGGGTGAAGCTGCATCAGGTGACTTAGTTATTGAACCTGGTATGTGGTCACTAGATAATTTTGGTGATAAAGCAATTTGTCTTATTCATGATGGTGCTGTTTTTGAATGGGACTCTTCTTTATCAAACGCTACATCAACAAGAGCAACTATTATATCAGGTGCACCAACAGCATCACGTCACATGTTAGTATCCACACCGGATAGACACTTAGTATTTTTTGGAACAGAAACAACTATTGGAGATACGTCAACACAAGATGATATGTTCATAAGATTTTCTGACCAAGAAGATATAAATACATATACACCTACAGCAACTAATACTGCTGGTACACAAAGACTGGCCGACGGATCACAGATCAGAGGAGCGATCAGAGGTCGTGATGCAATCTATGTTTGGACCGACACTGCTTTATTTACACAACGTTTTGTTGGTCAACCTTTTACATTTGCTTTTTCTCAAGTAGGAACTAACTGTGGACTTGTTGGACAAAATGCTTGTGTAGAAGTTGATGGTTCTGCATATTGGATGTCGGAAAATGGTTTTTTTAGATATGCAGGTAAATTAGAATCATTACCATGTTTGGTAGAGGATTTTGTATTTGATGATATAAATTTAGAATCTGGAAATCAAATGGTGTCAGCAGGTTTAAATAATTTGTTTGGTGAAGTTATGTGGTTTTATCCAACTTCAAGTTCCTCTGTTGTAAATAGACAAGTCACTTATAATTATTTTGATTCATCACCACAAAGACCAGTTTGGACAAATGGGACTTTATCTCGAACAATGTGGAGAGATTCTGCTGTATTTGGTTTACCACATGCAACAGAATATGATGCAGATACAGATACTTCTTTTGATGTTGTGGGCAACACTGATGGTAAAACAACGTATTATGAACACGAGACAGGCACTGATCAAAATAAAAATGGAACTATAACTGCAATAACTTCAAACATTTCATCTGGTGATTTTGATATTACACAAAGGCAAGCAGGTGTTGCAACCCCTCTTCCTAGAGGTGATGGAGAATTTATAATGAAGATAAGAAGATTTGTTCCAGATTTTATATCACAAACAGGAGCAACTAGAGTAACTTTAGAATTAAGAAATTATCCTAATAACTCACAAGCTAGCTCATCATTAGGACCTTTTGATGTAACTAGTTCAACAACAAAAGTAGACACGCGTGCAAGAGCAAGAGCTATTGCGTTAAAAATAGAAAATACAACAACTAGTCAAACCTGGAAGTTAGGAACTTTTAGATTAGATATACAACCAGATGGACGTAGATAATGGCAAAGATAGTGCAAGTATTAACTAGAGCTAGTAAAGAATACGATTTAGAAACAGCAGAATCTCAAGTTAGAGATTTAGATGCTATTATAGAAAAATTAAACACAACATATCAACAAGATTTAAAGGATGAAGTTGAGGCATTTAACTTCTTTATAAATTAATGGCTAATAGTTTTATAAATAAAAAGGTAGATTTAACGACAACAGATTTAACTACACTATATACAGTTCCTAGTTTTAAATCTGCTGTTGTAAAATCATTAATAGTATCAGAGGACGCCGGATCAGGGAGCACAATAACTATAACTTTAGTCAATGCTAGTAGCGCAATATTTAATTTATTTAAAGATAAAGCTATAGCATCTAAAGCAACAACAGAACTTTTGAGTCAACCTCTTATAATGGAGGAAGGCGAAGCGTTAAAAGTACAAGCTGCTGACGCGAATGAGCTGCACGTCATAGCTTCAATATTAGAAATACAGCCACGAGAGGTAACAACATAATGATTGAAATACAACCAGACAAAATAATAGAAAAAATAACTAATAAAAAAACAGGTGAAGAATATAAAAATGATAAAGAATGGAAAGACAAAGGGGTATTACCAGAAGACATAAGAAGAGATGTAACTGTTTTAATGCCTAGTCTTGATTTATTTGGAAAAACAAAATAAGATAGATAAATGGCCATAACAAGATCACAACAAGCAAAACAAATGTTACAAAACGGCGGTATGTTAGTACAACCAGGATTTGGTGGAGCTAGACAAGGATACCGTGGTGATGCTGCAGCTGCGTCAGGTGCACCAGGAATGGCAGACCCTGGACCAGCAGGAGACCCTACAGAGGGGGGACCTACAGGTGCTCCTAGTCGAGGAGTGCTTGAAGCAAAACAAGCTTTTGCAGCAGCACGAAAAGGTCTTACAAAATCTTTAACACAACAATCTAGAAAAGCTGCTCTTGATAAAGCTTTAAGTTTTTTACCTGGTGGAAAACGTTCATTAACTGGTCTTGCACTAAGAGGATTTACTAAAGCTTTTGGTCCACCTGATTTAGGTATTAGAAGTGGATATAATATGGCAAACATTGCAGGACCATCACAAACTGATGAGGATGAAGATGAACAAGGACAAGGAAGAGAAGATTATATACCTCCTACATTTGAACAAACACGAGTTCGTGCAGGACTACCTGCAGCAGTGATGCCTATGCAAACCATGGATTTAAATAGAATAGCTTATAGACTTATGGCTGATGGTGGTTTTATAGATGATGAACCAAGACAAGCTTATGGTTTAGGTAGTATTGTTAAAAAAGCATTTAAGACAGTTAGAAAACCTTTTAAAGCTGTAACTAAAACTTTAAAAAAAGTTGCAAAAAGTCCAACAGGTAGATTACTATTAGCAGTAGCAGCTCCTTATGCGTTAGGACCGGCTGTGGCTCAATCACAATTTTTAGCAGGTTTATCTGCTGCAAAAAAAGCAGCTTTAATATCTGGTGCAACGACAGGTATCACTCAACTTGCATCAGGTGAAGATTTAAATTTAAAAGATATTGCATTATCTGCAGCAATAGGTGGAACAAGTGCAAAATTTTTTCCTCCTGGTGGAGCACCAAAAGGAGTAGACCCTTCTAGTGCGGCTGGTAGAGCAAGAGTTGCAAGTGATATAAGTGCGGGTGCAATACCTGATAGAGCTATGGGTCAAATAGCAAGTAGAGCCCCTACGTTTACAGGGCCAGCAGAATTAGGAATGACAACTAGACAAGCAGCAACTCGTTTTACAGATTTTCCAACCATGAGACAGATTGGTGTAACAGATATGCCTAGTGTAAAACAAAGTGGTTTAGAAAAATTAATTGCATCTAGTAGAAGAGGTCTTGGTAAAATTAAAGACAGTAAATTAACAGATATATTATTAAGAAATAAAGAAGGTAAATTAAGTCCATTAAAAATAGCTAGCCTTGCAGGGTTAGCAGGACTAGCAACTGCAAAAGGATTAGGAGAGGAAGAAGTAGAAGAACAAGATAGAGGCCCAGGCATAGATATAGCTGCAATTAGAAGAAGACCTTTTGATTTTATGGCACCTAGATTCGCTGGTAGTGAATTTGATTTTTATGCAGCAGAAGGTGGTAAAGCAGAACCTGTAGCTAAAAAGGTAATGCCTTTATTAGATATGGATGGTAATGAAATGGATTTAAGAGATAATGGTGGTTTTGTGCCTATTGGACGTATGGAAAAAGCAGATGATGTCCCTGCAAGATTATCCAAGAATGAGTTTGTATTTACAGCCGATGCTGTTAGAAATGCTGGCGACGGAGATGTAGACAAAGGCGCAGAAGTTATGTATAACATGATGAAGAATCTCGAAGCCGGGGGTGACGTATCTGAAGAATCGCAAGGCTTACAAGGCGCAAGAAAAATGTTTCAAACATCACAAAGATTAGAGGAAGTATTATAATGGCTGTAGCTGAACAAAGAACATTACCCGCAAAATTTGTTGAAGATTTAGGTGTAGATCTAGCAAAACAGATTACGGCACAAACAGGTGTACCAGTTGTAACAACTGGTATTGCTGGTATATCGCAACAACCTGGTGAGACAGCAGAAGGTTTTAAGGCAAGACAAGATGCAGCTAGAGCATTTACAACAAGACAACAAAGTTTAGCAGGGCTCGCACCACAGATTGCAGGAAGAGATCCTTTACAAACACAAGCACAACAAGTTGCACAGGCTGGTATAGGTTCTTTTCAACCATTCTTAACAGCAGCTCAACAACAGGCAACAGCTGCAGGAACAGCATTAGGTGGAGTAGGTTTAGGAGCAACTGCATTTCAACAAGACATTGGACAATTTATGTCCCCTTATCAATCACAAGTGATTGATGCAACTCTCTCAGAGTTTGATCGTAATAGACAAGTACAAGAACAACAAATACGAGATCAACAAGCAAAATTGGGTGTGCTCGGCGCTGGTCGAGCGGGCGTACAACTCGCCGAGTTTGGTACGGGGGCGGCAAGAGAACGTGCACTATTACAAGCAGGACTCTTGCAACAAGGTTTTGGTCAGGCAGCGGCGGCTAGACAACAAGATATAGCTAATAGATTTGGTATAGCACAGGGACAACAAGGTTTAGGTAGTTTTCAAGCAACACTTGGAGCACAACAACAAGCATTAACTGGTGGAGATGTAAGACAACTTGGAACATTGGGCGCACTGAACCAAGCGCAAGCACAAGCTCAACTTGATGCACAAAGAGAAGCTACAAGAATGGCAACATTCCAACCACAAGAACAATTGGATAGATTTGCTGGACAAGTTACTGGATTACTAGGTGGATACCCAGCTCAATTTCAACAAACTATTCAACCTAATCCAACACCATTACAAACTGCGTTAGGTGTTGGTACAACACTTGCTGGTATTTATGGATTAACAAACCCAACAAGAAATTTATTTGGATAATATGAATAGAACATTAAAAAGACCAATGTTTAGAATAGGTGGATCAACAGGAACTGGTATCACATCAGGATTAGATAAACCACGAACTAATTATCAATTTGGTGGAGGAGCTGATGCAAGATTTTTTATAGGAAATAGAATGATGCCGACGGCATCACCGATGAACACTAATCAATCTATCGCAGCTGCAGCACCAACATTATCAACTAGAGAAAGATTAACACAAGCACTAGGTGCAGGTGCAGGACGAAATAGAAATATGGGTCAATTCTTAACTCAGTTTGGTTTAAATTTATTATCACAAACTCCAACAGGAAACATATTTCAGACTGCAGCGACCGCGGCCCAAGAACCAACAAAAGGTTTGTTTGATGATTTAAATAGAGAACAAGATTTAAAAAGACAAATTGCACTAGAAGCTGAAAGATTAGATATTGGTCAAGAACAAGCTACAGAATTACAACTATTAAAAAATTTAGATGATAGTAGCAGAAATGCTATTGAACAAGAGATACAAGCTAGAATGAATGATTTAGGTGAAACAAGAGAACAAGCATCTAGAATTGTTTTAGATAAAAGAGCCTATGGTGTATTAGATCAACCTGGTGAATTAAAGAGAAAAGCAATAGAGGACAGATCAGATAAACTACAAGATCAATTAAGACTAAGTAAACCTGAAGCAGATAAAAGAGCGGCTTTTGAAGTTGAGTTTAGTAAAATAGAAAAAGACAACGAAGAATATGATTTTGATATTTCAGATCCTTTTTGGACTCCAGGTAGAACAGACTATAAAGAAGGCACAGTTTATATTGATTACGTAACAGGAAAAGCTTTTAGAAGAGATTCAACACAAAAAGAAGTAAATCCAATAGGGTTTGTTGAAGTACCACTTAAATAGGAGCTACTATGGTACAAAAGTACGATAGATACGCGCTACAAGAACCAGAAACAGAAACTAATTTAGCAGTGTCTGTTGCATCAGGGATTGGTTCTGGATTAATTAAAATACCGTTAGGATTAGCATCGGTTGCAGCTGAAGTTTATGATGCTGTGCAAAGTGAAGGTCAAAAAATTGATGATGGTGCTGTTGCAAGACTAGAAAAATTTATAGATGATAGTGTTGTAGGTGATGTTATACAAGGATTAGAAGATAAAGCTAGAGATACAGCGGCAGGAAGAATTACAGAGGCATTAGTTCAAGTCGGTATACCAGCTGCAAGAGGTGCTAAGATAGGTGGACAGATAGCTACAAAAATAATTAGTTCTATAAAAAGCGGTAAAAGAGTTGGATTAAAAAATAAAAATTTATTACAAGGTGCAAAGAAAGCAAATGACTTAAATAAATTAAATAGATATAGCAGATTCGCTGCAACAAGCGTTGGAGGCGCTGCTGGTGCTTCTATAGTTTATGACATAGAAGATATAGGAACTTTTGGTGACATGTTAGGAGCTCCTGGTGGATTACCCTCTACAGATTTAGACAGAGAAGCTAGATTAGACTCAAACGATGATGCTGTAAGAAGATTAGAAAACAGAGCAAAATTTTTAGCTGAAGGTGTTTTAATAGCTCCTTTTGCTTATGGTGCAGGTAAAGCCGTAGGTATTCTTGGCAAAAAAGGTAAAGAACTTGCATACAGTAATTCTAGATTTGAAAGAATATTAGATAAATTTGCATCTACATTTAGACCTAGAAGTAAAAAGTCTCAGGCATTGTTTGAGGGACAAATGAGAGTTACTGGAGAAGAAGGTGCTGCAGCTATTGTAGCTAAAGATTTAGTAAAAGATATAGATGATTCTTTTAAAACTATATTTAATAAATCATCAAATGCTGCAGAAAAAATAAAAAATAAAGATGAGTTATTAACACAGATGGATGGTTTAATAAGAGGAGCAAAAGATCGAATAGTAAATAACGAAATAGTATTTCAAAATTTTAACAAACAACAATTAAAAGAATTTCGTAATTCATTAAATAATATTAATGTACCAAAACAAAAACAAGAAGAATTAATATCTGCATTAACAAGTTCGAAAAATGCCTTTAATAGATTACAAACAGACTTATTACAGGGCGGTAATTTAACTACAAAAAATAAAGATGAAGTGTTAGATTTTTTTAGTCAAAGATTAAACTCTACATTGTCTAATGACTATAAAATATTTGAAAATAGTAAAGTTTTTAAAAGCACGAATTATATTCCAACTGATGAAAAAAGACAAGCAGTTGCACAATTGTTTATGAATTATGCAAAAAACAATAGAGTAAAAAATTACACTGAAAAAGATGCCTTATTAGATGTAGATAAAGTTTTAGAAAATGTAAAAATGGACCCAGTAACAAAATCTCCTGTATTTAAATTTGAAAGTAAAAGCGCATTGTATGATGGTGTTGTACAAGAGGTAAACATAGCTAAGATGATTAGCACAAATAAATTTGATAAAAGAGATTTAATTACAGGTCAAAAAGATATTAAAGCATTTAGAGAGTTATTTGGTGAAATAAAAGATGCTAGAAGAACAATTGTAAATAATATGCAAGCATTATCTAGTGTTTCTGCAAGAGATAAATTTTATAATCAAATAGCACAATCAGGTAAAATAGTTTTTGACAATCCAACACAGGCACGATTAAATTTACCAAACAGACCTGGATATACCATGAGTAGAAATGGTATGCAGATTAAATCACCGTTAAATGAAGAATTTTATACAAACCCATTAAACGGTAAGTTTACATCTTCAGAGTTTGAAGAAGCAATTAAGTTTGCAGAAAAATTACCTGGTGAATCTTTAATGAAAAGCAACGTTTATAGATATTTAGTAGCTGTACCAAAAGGAGTTGCACAAGTTTCTAAAACAGTTTTAGGTCCATTTACACATATGCGTAACTTTACAAGTGCTGTGGCGTTTAGTTTAGGTACAGGTAATTTATTTAAAAACCCTAAATTTGTTTTAGATAGTTTTAAAAAATCTTTTAACACAATACAGCCACAACTATTGTACAGAAACTTACCAGAAGACCAAGCATTCTATCAATTTATGTTAGAAGAAGGTGTAGTTAACTCAAGTTCTACATTCCAAGATGTACAAGGATTATTAAAAGATATTGCAAAAGGTGGTGATTTTGTTGAGAGAGCTTTTGGTAAATTAGGTAAAAGAATGAATAAAGTTTTTAGAGGTGCACAAGATTTATACGTTGCAGAAGATGACTTTTATAAAATATATAATTATTTAGCAGAGTTTGATAATTTAAAAAATGCGTACAGAGGTTCAGGAAGATCAGAGCTAGAATTAATGAAAGAGGCTGCTAGTATTGTAAGAAATACGGTGCCAAACTATGCATATGTATCAGACTTTATTAAAGGTTTACGTAGATCACCACTTGGTAATTTCGTGTCTTTCCCTGCAGAAATATTAAGAACATCATTTAATATTGTTGAACAAGGTATAAAAGAACTAAGAAATGAAGCAACAAGATCAATTGGTGCAAGAAGATTATTAGGTTTTGGAACAACTGTAGCTACAATACCACCAGCTCTTGTTGAGATATACAGAGGTATGTATGGTATCACAAGAGATCAATTAGCAGCCATGAGAAGATTTTTACCTGAATGGTCAAGAGAGTCTACAATTCTACCACAAAAAGATAAAGAAGGTAATTACTACTATACAGATTTTAGTCATGGTTTTGCATACGATACAGTTGTAAATCCGATACAGTCTGTTGTTGCAAACGTAGGCACAGGAGAAAATGCAGAACCTTTAATTACAGAAATGACTGCAGGTTTTGGAAAAGCAATAGCTAGACTTGTAGATCCATTTATTAGTGAATCTATCTGGATACAAGCATTACAAGACTTATATGCTAGAGGTGGAAAAACTGATACGGGCTCTGAAGTTTGGAATCCAAGAGATCCTGAAGGTGATAAGTTTGCAAAAGGTTTAAAACACTTAGCTGAAGCATTAGCTCCTCTTTCACTACCTCAGATAGGGAGATTAATAAAAGCTGGTAGATTTGGTGAAGATCCAGAAACAGGAAAAGATTTAAGTTTTACTGGTGAGGCAGCAGGTTTCTTTGGTTTTAGAAATCAAAAAATGGATTTTAAAGAATCACTTGGTTTTAAAATATCAGAATATAATACAGCACTTAGACAAAGTAGAAAATTTTTACCTAGACCAACTGGTAATGTCAAAACACAAGATATTATAGAGGGTTTAATACAAGGTAATGACTCATGGTATGAAGCTCAAAAAGATATGAAAAAAGATATTGCAGCTATGAAAACTTTAGGTTTTGATAATAAAAAAATTGGTATAATATTTGATAGAAGAGGTTTAGGAAGAGATTATAATAGTTTAATTGTAGATAGATTTAAACCTTTTGATTTACCAAAAGGTTTAATAGATGCATATATTAGAAATGCACAAGAAAATGGTTATGACAATCCATTAACACCTGAAGCATTTAGAAAAATAAATGAAATATTACGACAATTAAATAAAGTATATTTAAGTCAACCATATCCTCAATTAATGAGAGAAACAAACATTGGTAATATGTCTGCGTTACCACCAACACCGATGCCAAATATACAGCCAACAGCGCAACAAATTAACCCAACAACTAACTTGACACGTACAGAGCAAGCTTTATTATCTCCTGAAGAACAAGTAATAGCGAGTAGAACATAATGGCGAGAAAATCGGCACTACAAAGAATTGAATCTCATGAGAAGCTTTGCAGAATAATGCAGAAGCAAACGTTCGAACAGATTAAAGAGATGAAGGATCGAATCAAAAGACTAGAGTATTGGATAGTCGGAGGCATGGGAGCTGTTCTTATAACTTTACTAACAGGCATAGGACAATAATGCAACTGAGTAAACACTTTAGTTTAAAAGAGATGACCAAGTCAATGACTGCCCAACGTAAAGGCATAGACAATACACCAGGATCAGGTGAGATTAAAGCTTTAGGTGATTTGTGTTACAAAATTTTAGAACCGCTACGGGCACATTTTGACAAGCCAGTTACGATTACCTCGGGCTATAGGTCAGAAGCGTTATGTGAAGCGATCGGTAGCAAAAAAACTTCGCAGCATGCCAAGGGGCAAGCCGTCGACCTAGAAATTTTTGGCGTGCCAAATATTCAAACAGCTTACTGGCTACAAAATAACGTGGATTTTGACCAGCTGATCATGGAGTACTACGATAAGGATGATCCTGCAGGCGGATGGGTTCACATAAGTTATCACGAATCAGATTCAAATAGAAAACAAGTATTAACCTTTGACGGCAAAAAATATACTGAGGGCCTACCAGAAATGAAATGGTCTGGTGGAAAAGTTGTAAATTAAATCCAATCTTTTAATTCTTCACCTAATACTTCTGATGCAATATTAATTTTTTTACGTAGTGATTTTACTATCTTATCATCAACGGTGTCATCTGCAATAATATCTATATAGGTTACGTTTTTTTTCTGTCCAATACGATGTGCTCTATCTTCTGACTGTAAACGCTTCTCTAGGTCATATCCGTTAGAGTAGTAGATTACGGTATTTGCAGCCGTCAGAGTTATCCCATAGCCGCCCGTAGATGGCGTTCCTACCATAAACCGGCACTTAGGGTCATCCTGAAATCTACGTATGTTATCTTGCCTTTCATCTTGTGGTGTAAGTCCATAATAACTGACCACTGACCCTGGACCATGAACCTTTTCTATTTCACTAACCATATTCTGTATATCTTTCTGCCAGTGTCCCCATATGATTGCCTTGCCTTCTATCTCATCTAACACATCCATTAGCTCCGTAATTCTGTTATTTTTTATTTCTTGTGTAGTGCCATCATCAGCAACGAAGTGGCCACAAGTTATTTGTTGTAATCTCATTAGCTGTGTAATTACAGTCATAGTAGAGGTGACCTTGCCATTTAAAGTAGCAAGAGCTGTTTTTTTCATTTGATCATAAACCTTTTGCTGTTCTTTACTTAAAGTTATATGTCTTTTAGTCCAATTTTTAGGAGGTAAATCTAAACAATCTTCTTTTAACACTCTGTAAGAAAATGGTTTTAATCTATCGGATAGTTCAGATAAATTTTGAAACTTGTGTACAACTTGTATTGTTCTACCTCTAACATGCATAGATTTCATAACAGCATACCTATTTCTAAAAGAATAATATGAAGCATGATCTAATAAATATGGATCTAAAAAATAACATTGTGTGTATAAATCTAACGGGTTTTTAGTAACAGGCGATCCTGTCATTATTCTTCTATATTTAGCATATACTCCAAGATCAAGAATATTTTTAGTTCTTTTAGCAGCCGGTGTTTTAATTGTTGTAGACTCATCAATAGCCATTAAAACTTTGTGTGAATTTAAAAATTTTGTTGCAAACTTAACACCTTTGTCTGTGCTGAAAGCTTCAACATTCATAACTAAAATATGTAAAGCTGTTTCTATTTCAAATAAACTTTCTAATTTTTCTTGTTGTGTTTTAGTAATATTTGGTTGCCACAATACAGTCACATTCTCTATGTGGTTTGGTAAATGTGTAGGGAGTTCTTGCTCATACCAAGTTTTTATTACACCCTTGGGAGCTATAATTAATGCACCATCTATTTTACCTTTATCATAAAGCATAGACATATTATCAATTAATACTTTTGTTTTACCTGTACCCATTTCCATAAAATATGCGTACGTTTCTTTATTCCATGACTTTTCTAAAGCAGTCATTTGATGCTTATATGGTTTAGTCTTAAATTTATAATTCATCTTTCTATTGACTT